TATCAGACCAAGAAGAGTTGGTCACAGATTATGATTTCGGGTTTTAATTTCTCTTAGATTGAAAGTGGTAATGAATAGCTGGATGGCAGCAGAGAACAGTCATGGGAGTATAGAATTGGGTGTGCAGGAACATTTTCTTTGAGAAACAAGCTAAGTTGCATATGCCCTTTAAAGACCTCATTGTCTCCTCAGTGCTGTTAGCTAATGTGACGAACAGCCTATCAACTGTTGTCTCTCGTGCTTTTGTTGAATCGTAGCGGTAGCTTAATATAGAGAATTGACCCTCATGCGTGAGGCTTAACATTAAGTCATTCTTAATCTGCTCATACGTCCTCGTCTGTTCACTAAGTAAGTTGTTGCCGACAATGCTGGCATTCGTTAGGGCACGTATGGCTTTCCTGTCTGTTTTCTTAACGGCAGGCACTTTAATTGAGACCTTAAGCTCCACGGTGTCATCATCTACGGCCACAAAGCCAACTTGTCCGACCCCTTTAACTTCGAAGTACGGTTTATGCACTAGTGGCAATAGTGACGACGGCAAGCACCTGTACCCTGATCTAACCAGCGGCTGTTCTTGACAGCAGTAGAGAGAGACGCAGAACAGAGCATCCATTACCCTGTCTGTAGTCCGGCTTGACACCAGCTGCTGTTGAGCCTCCTTGCCAATTGTTACAAGCTGTTTCCAGTCACATGGGTTAACAGAAAACTGTGCTAATTGTAAAGGCATGGACTCTCCACCTATGGTATTGACAATACTCCTCAAATCGCCAGTCGGTTTTAAAAACCCTATTGTTTCAACTGTACATTTCCATTTTAGGGAGTTTTGGAGACCACACATATCTGCTTCCACTGTGATAGCAGAATTTCCAGTTTCATCCAAAAACTGTTGCACCTCAGGGAGGTATGAAAGGGGGAGCTGTTCATTGTTTAGTGATTCCGTGATTTTACTTGCAACTGTGATTAGTTGCTCTGTTGAGTCTCTTAGTGGCTTCCTCTGGTCTCTAGTGAAGTTCCTAAGTTTCTGAAGAACATTCAGTTCTAGGGAGGTATTTATGCCCAGCAGGTCTTCAATCATTTGGGTCTTAGTGTGTAACTCCAGCCTTGCGTGTTCTGCTGAGTGAGACAGGTAGCAGTGCAAAAGGGCAAGGGATGCATTGTTAGCCTCTTGCTGATACTTTATCTTGCCCAACACCACCTTCATGTCCGAGTAGAATTTGCTTGGAATTGACTGGTCTTGAACTGACTCCAGAGCAAGGTCTAGTTTCCTTCTGATGCTTAGTATTGCTTCATGGTAGGTTGTCTCAGTTGTGTACTCGTCATAAACCACTGAGACAGACCCCTTTCCCCAGATAAGTCTCGGCTCGTTAACTCTAGTGTCATCACTAGACTTGCGGACCGTGAGTATGTGAGGTTTCACCTTAACCACTCTATCGTGTGTCTTTGGGTGGACCAACTTAAGCATCCTTGGGGTTTGCTCATCAATTTTAACTCCTCTTACTGCTCCTTCTGCAAGCTTTCTAGGCAGGCTGCCGTATGTTGGCAGAAAGTCTATGAAGTCATTATGTTGTTCCCTTGTGAGCACATCTGTCCGCATCTTGTTCTGCCAATACAGAACGTGGCTTTCAACCTCAGTTAGCAATATGTTAGAATCCCTTGAGAGATATATGTGAAGGCTACCGTTAACAAAAATTCCTGCCGCCTCTCCAGCCGAGCTACTTAGAGTGAAATTTCCAGTCCTGTGTGTGTCTCCACCTCTAGTGTTAAAGTCCACGGTTTTGCCGAAGAAAGGCTTCTTTGTTACCAATATCATCGGTTCTTGAACAAAGTCTACCAGGCACTCAACTTGCTTTCGTTCACTCTCTTTTTTTATGTTTGGTATTTCTGCCATTAGACTATTTACTAGGGACCGGTCTTTGAACTCCTCTAACACCGTCTCTTCGTATTTATACACTGGGCAGTTAGTGTCCAACATGCTCAGTCTAGGAACCCAGTTCATGAAACCAGTTAGTAGGTTCGTTTTCTCGTCATCACTTAGACTAAAGTTTCCTATTGACGATATACACTGCAGTATGCGCCAATACTTTAGGCTGGTTGTGCCTGTCTCTATCGGAATGTCACTTAGTATAATGTTCCTACCTTCCTTAGTTCCGTAGCTGATTAAGTCTGAAACTGTTGACTCTGTATGGGCACTCATAGGCTTTATCATGTGGAAGGAGACTATCCTTGTGTTACTCTTCTGTGCCAATCTACTTAAGAGTGTCAAAGTGTTGGCAAATCCATTAACCTCATCCTGTCTGGGCACTTCTCCCAACTTTTCGTGAGATTTAGATTCTTCACAAATCCTGTCACACACTTCAGAAATGGATGTGTAGAATTGCTTCATTTTCATTACATCAATGAGTAATGAACTCAAGTCCAACTTTGACGGTTTGATCTCTATCACTATCTCTTTATTCAGTAGACATCCAATGACAAGTGCAGGGTTGTTTCTGATCTTTATCTGTTCACCTGCACTGAATAGACCTGATTTGGAAATGACAACTTTGTTTGCCTCTCTCTCATACTCAGGTCTTGAGCTCTCTAGCACTTTCATTTTCATGCGGTTGGAGTCAGAAAACTGAACAGCTAATGCCCTTAGCTCATCCTTTACAAATCTGATGTCCTCAACCACTAGGGACAACACCCTTGTCCCACCCTCAAATGTTAGTAGCTCAATACACTTTAGAGAACTGTTCAGTAAGCTGGAAGGCTCAATGAGCTTTCTGTTGTTTCTAGTTGCTAAGGAGCCTAAAACTGCATCCAACCATACCATGTACTTTGTGACAACCTTACCATCGAGAGACTTGCCTGTGCTATCTTTGTAGTTCCTACTGTGCTTGGTGTTCCACCTATCTGTATGGGAAAGAAATACCTTATCTATGAAGAAGTATGATTTGAGGAAGATGGTGTAAAGAGGCAGGGACAGTTCTTTTATACCTCCAGCCAAGCCATGTATGATGTTCCTAGAAGACAAGGTCTGTTTCAGCCTGTCGGCCTCTGCTTCGAAGTCTTCTGTTAGACAATTCATCGTGACCACTCTTCTAGCCACTTGATCCACTAGAGGCAGTAGGTTTGTTGCACCGTCAGAATAACCGTCGTACTCTTCTCTGGCTACTCCTAGCCGGTGTAACTCCCTTCTAAGCTTCTCAGGAAGCAACTGTATCATGGGATCCTCAATTATCCTGTTTTCATCTCTGTTTAAGTTGGCTTTCAAAGTCTTTTCAGTGCCTTCACTTGCAAAACTTCTGTAGTATCCAACTACTAAGCCGCAAATAATGGATTTGACATATCGGATGAGTCGAAGGGGGCATTCTTCATACAGTTTCTTTAGCTCTGAAGAATCCACTACTAGGGGGGAGTTTCGCAACTTCTCTAGACAAGGCCACCCATCATAGTCACTGTGACCGCTGTAAACTTGTTCGACATGCTGTAGAACTTGATTCTCAGAAGAAATGGTTGAGGTACGAGAACTTGCCTTCAAGTACTCCATTTCTGTGCTTGTCAATCTCTTTGTTTCTGAAAATTTGAAACTGGATGTAGATGCCGAAGAAACAGAGGCCGTTCCTCCAGCCTCAGAAGAGATCTCTGGGCTGCTGTCCAGAGAGTTATCACTAACTTCAGGGCTCCTTAGTTCTAAGTGATCGTAATTGGGCTCAGGAGTGGATCGTAATGACGAAGAAAGTTCAACAAGAGTTTCCATGTCACATGATATGCTCTCTGCATCTTCAATGGCAATAGCTGAAGTGGTTAGATTAGAAAATGTAGGAAGGTAGAGTCTACCGAAGGCAGAGGGTAGGCCATGCACTAGTGGACCATACTTTCTTTGGAATAGTTCTGTATGGTTTGCAAACATTTGCTGCCTGAAAACAGTAAAACAAATGTTGGTCATTAGTGGGACACTGTTGTACATTGCCTGCTGTGCAGACACTTGGCATGCTTGAACCATGCTTTGAGGGGAAGTTACTGAGCTGTTAATCAACCCTGTGAGAATAAACTTTATCACTGCCGGTGTTACCCTGTGGAATAGCATGAACTCACTATAGAATTCACACATCACATCACCAATGAGTGTTTTGGCTGAGTCCTTCATTTGACAGGCCCTAGAAATGCCGTTCATGCTATTCTGCAGTCTACATACATGCTTCCAAAAGGACTTGTCATACCTCTCAAACAAAGACTCTGGCAAGTGCCCTGCGACGGTCACTACTTTAGCATAGTCGTCTGAGCTTCCCGCATGCTTAACTGTAGTTGTTAGTTCAGGCATGTGTACCAGGAAATAGGATATTATGACGTCTTCCACTAGCACTGCCATGCACGAAGTTAGTACAGAGGAAGTTGCATGATGTATGCCTTGTCCCATGTGGTTGTAACAGTCCAGCGCCAATTTACCTTTTGACAAATAGACCTGCACGAGGAACTGTATCATATGGTTATCTTTCCAGATGCCAGAGTGTTCCAGTAGAAGCCTTCTCAAGCTATCCTCAGTCATTTCCTCTAAGTGGTACTTTCCCTCTGTATGAAGCTTGAACGCATTGAGAATCTTCTTAACAGCCCCACTAGGAATCTCTACCTGCCTGTATAGATTCTTTAACATAACCAGCTTCATGAAAGAGCACCAGTCAGGGCAGTCCTGCAACAGCTGTTGCATCATCCCAGAGAAGAAGCTTGTGCAATGAATAGGACCCCATTTAGTTCTGTCTCCAGAAATGGCAAAGGTCTTACAGAAAAACCTAACACTGGTATGGCTCTCAGAAGTTGACCCACCGTGAGATGAGTTTGATAGTTGCATCTGCTCGAAGGCATACTGTAGTATCGACTCCTTCAAATGCTGGTTTGTCAGCCCATCATCTTGTGTGGTTGCCAGAAGTGCTCTAGAGAAAGTTTCACTAGCAGCGTGTATTATTTTGGTCATGATCTCCTGCACTAACAGGTCACGATGGCCGCCCAGTTGAGCTTTGGGTGCTAGTACAGCAAAAAACCTATGGCCACTGTTTAAAATGTAGCTAAAGGCATGCTGTTGTAGAATGGCCATGCCTGTGTTTTTGACAAGCTTGATCATTTCATATATGACCTTGCTCCTAACGCTCCTAGGTAGCTTTTCTCCTTCTGTTCTGCCTGTTATTCGCTTTGTGACTTCAAAATTGCTGTTTGCAATAAGGTTGAGGGTCCATTTGAAGTCTAGGTCTGTGCTTTCTAGGCCATACTTTGCTAACAGAGCTCTTGTCATGCTTAAGGCCTGTTCTTCTGCATGATGCGTTATTGCTTCTTTCTTCAAGTTTAAAATGGCTGTGATGGGCTCCTCGTTAGAACTGAACATGGCACAGCAATATCTGTATAGCATTTCCATGTTGTGCCAATGGTCTTGTGGTATATCCTTCATACTATAACTACTTGGCCATTTATATCGAAAGAGGTTTAGCGGTCCAATGTTCTTAAGGAATTCAATGTGCTCCGAATTATCACTTTCTGGACTGAACGGAGCATTGCACTGTGAGATAAGCAGCTCAAAAGACTTGTAGTGGATGCACCAAGGGCAACATAGAGAGACCGCAAAGATCATGTTTATGAACTCCATTATGTTGGAGTCGTACTTTTGTAAAAACTGTTGTTCTCTGTCCTTGACTTCAATCTCTTCCCTTATGAAACTTAGATCTGGGTACTTCTTCTTTTTGTCAACTAGCTCGACATAATGACAGATTAAGATGCCAAAGTCATCGAGCATGTCCAAAGTTGACTGCCAGGAAGACATCACAATCTCCTTCACACTAGGCGTCGCATCAATGAATTTTATCCAAGCGTCAAAGACATCAGTGTAAGGGGGCATAACATGCTCACTAGTGTCTACATTGTTAGCCGCATCAGAGAAGAAGTCCATCAAAGCTTTCACAGCTGGATAGGTGTCTCCTAAAAGGGCTTTTAGTCTGGAAGAGTCCTTGATTGTAGTTTGCTTGCCGTACCTCAGGTGGGGTATGTACGGCTTTAGGTGTTTCTTTATGTTAGCAGCCAGGGATTTGAGCCAGCAGTAAATCATGTTAGCATCGTTTGTGATTAGGACATCCCTGATAGAACGGCTTACGATCTCCTTCCAAGGGAAGAACGACAAGCGGCTTGGCTCTGCAAGGCCTCTCTTTATGTCCTCTCTCTGCTGTTCTGTAAATGTTTCCACGGTATCTAACATCTTAATGAGCTCACTTATTCTTTCCGGTCTTGGATTAGCCCCTCCATTTATTTTCCTTAGCCTGTTTCTAATCAACTTTACACTCTTCTTTGTTTCACCACTAGTGATCACCTTTAGGGCATCCTTTAGGATTATCCTCGTTCTAGGCTCTGCAATGGAACTAGTGGTTTCTGTGTATGCTGAGACTCCTTGCCAATTTGTCTGGTCGCGCTGTGCCTTTGCTATGGATTCCGGCGGGAACTTCTGCCTGGCGATTTCAACCATGCACTGAATCAGGTCAAAACTACCGAAGGTGTGGCTTGGGTTGCACTTGACTACTTGCTTGATGTCTTTCATGACTGACTCTGGGTTGGGTTCATACTTCATTCCTGTCCCTGAATCAACTATTGCCAAGTTGAAATCTGACATCTCGTCTCTTATAGCTTCTAGTCCTAGGTCAGCTGAGAAAGGCTTTATAGTTGATCTCAGTCTCCCATAGACACTCTTGAATCTCTTTCCAGAGCTGAAGGATCTGGTCTTTCCGATGCTGTGTGAAGATGAAGTGGATGATGCAGAACTTTTTGAGTCATCCTCACTGTATATTTCTGGCACGACATCACCTGGCTTGATGTTTGGTAGACCCAATAGTAGTCTCATAGTCCTCATCTCCTTCAACCGATCGGACTGTTTCCCATTTTTGTAGTTTTGCGCTGACTCAAGCAGGCTGACTTCCCATGAGATGTGTCTCTCCAATGTCTCTTGAAGAACCTTTATGCAGCCCTCGTCAAAATTATCCATTTCCTTGTTGTAGATGTGGACTAGATAGATGTCGAAAATCAATTGTCTATCGCCACTCACTAGGCAACCAGTAAGGGTCAAAGAAGGGATTGTGGTTTTAGGACAAAGGTCATACTTTTTCCAGTTTTCTATATTAGTCTCTGGATCTATGCCAGAGCAGAAAGTGACAAGCTGAAGGTAGAGTCTAGCTATGTAAGTTTCAACATGTCTGCAGCTACTGCTCAGTTTTTTTCCTAATTCTGTGGGGCAGGAAATTCTTGACAGCCCGAAAAGCATTCCGAACCTCATGTTCTGTATTTGTTTGTTAAACGGTTGGGAATTAAGCAGCATGGCTGAGCCTAGAAGACAGGAGAACATAACTGAAATACCGGACACAGTGCAAACAAATGTGTCACGGCTGGATCTCGTAAGATAGTTCCCTGACATCGTACAATAGTCAATGAACTTTCTCCCTGCTTCCTCAAAACAGCCGTTGTTCACCTGTGGTAGAACACTCTGTAGTAGATCTAAAGTTTTGGCATTCCTAGTTAGAATGTCTGTCACTAAAGCTTCATTTACCATGTGCACCTGATCAACACACCGAGAATGCTGTATACATTGAAGTGCACAGATAATCACTATGTAAGGCATAGCAGCACCCAGAACTGCTACTCTTCTGTTCAACATAAACAACCCATTGGTAAGGAGAGTAAAGTCAGAATCGTAGACAGCACACTTCATGTTCTCTTTCTTGTTGGATGGTAAGCATATTGCAAGGTTTAAGCTGCAATGCCTGACTCGTCTTACTTTTATCCCAGAGCGATTGAATTCAGTACAGCACTGTAGGAAGGTCTCACAGATTTTAGAGTACGTTACGAGCTCTTGGAACCACTGGAAACTCAAAAAAAGTTTGATGAGTTCACAGACAGTAGCCATGCAGTCATGGTAAGGAGTGTTCTGGTAACGCCTAGCACATTCCAAGTAGATTTCTTTGTGTAGAAGGCAGTCTAGCCTAAATACGGGCTTGGCAGTTTTGAGGTTTAGGAGCCCCTCACTGCAATCAAGCAAATATGTCAGCACTTCTTCATTGCTCATGGCTACCAGCTTATCATTATTGACAGTGAAATTTAGTTTTTCTGATCTAGTGTTCTCCATACGCAAAAGTAGGTCAGCCTCAGACAGGTCAGCATCCAAATCGCTTAGCACTTTCCTAACCCAATCAGGTCTCATTTCACAGAGTGAGCCCTGCTGCCTGGAAATGCCCTTGAGTGCATCAGATAACGTGGTTTTTATGTTTTCAGAATATCCAAACAGCTTGTCAGGAGAGAGGATGGCTTTTAGCCTGTCTATGCGACTGGAGCCTTCCTCTTCTTTGTGAACCTTTCCTTTTATTCGACCACTGTTCTGGAACAGGTCTGTGTTTACTATGATCTGACCTGTTGGCAGCTTAATACAAGGAATGTTAGATTGATACATTGTTTCTCTGAGAAGCTGTTCAACTGCTCTCTTTATCCTCCTCTCTTTTTCAGTCTTTCCAGGCAGGGTCAATCTGCAGAGTTTATCTAAGGTTGTTGCTCTACCTTCACCATCTGATATTTCAGTCTCTAGATGGCCAAATAAGCTTGGCACAGGTGTCTTGGACTTCCACATCACTTTGTCCTTTTTCTTAAGTGGCAGTTTATGGCAGCACTCTTCATGCGACTCTAGCTGTATTTGCCGTGCAACATAGATGAGCTTTTCTTGGATCGAATCTGTCTTTGATATTGTTGCCTTGACTTTCTTGAAGCATGGACTGCATCTGCACGACTCTAAATCATCCAGAAGCCAACCAAGAACCAGCTTACAGGAACTCACAATAGGCTCATTGACCTCACAGGCATACTTGGTTGATTCAACCCAGTCAGCAATGACCTCTTTCTGAGAGATGACTTCATCTACAACTTTCCGTGCGCTATCCTTTGTCACTGTAACACCTTCACAGAAAGCCTTAGTCATCATATGCTCAATCCTAACTGGGAGCTCTAGGCCTGTTGGCCTCTGTGTTATGTAATTCTTGTTGTCCTTCCAGGTCACCAGAAGGTCCTTAAGTGTAACGGGAGTTTTGACACTGCTGCCAGCCTTTAGAACAGCCCTAACCTTCTGTGTACTTATTGCACCTATCATGATATCTGTGACTTCAGGTGGTGAGTTTTGGTTTAGTTTAGAAAAGAGGTTGCTTATTGAGTTTTTTAAGAGCTTCACATACCTCTCTGGGACATACCAATCTGAGGATTTGTTTGATGAGCAGTCACTGCATGCTATAACAGTTGACCTTATGTTCAATTCATCCATTAAACTAACTGCAGACTTCCACTTGGTTAAGTCGGTATAAACCTTTCCTTCAGTGTCTGTCTGGAAGCCTACTTCTATTATAAGGAACTCTGTCTTCTTATCAATGGGAGGCAGTGTGCTGTTTGCTAGAAAAGCTCCAGACTTTTCCCTAAGCTTTACCTGTTTTAAGAGACTATCCCCTATCTTTTCGAAAGAGAACGGTTCATCTATCGGAACCTCAGGTAGTGGGAAAGCCCTCACCTTGTTAGTCTTTCTTGTAAGAGGAGAAGAGTCCGCACCTTCTATGATGTCATCTGATACCTGCTCAAGAATGTCTGACCTTGGTAGCTCTGAGTTGGGATCATACACATGTCTTTTTGCTAGAAGGAAGTCGGGCCTAAATTCTCTGATTTCAGGATGCAGCTGGGTCCTTTGAAGAAACAGGTCAAACTTCTCAGGGTAATAGGTCTGAATTGCCATCGACAGTGTTGGTTTTTGATCCTCTGGTATATACTTGATGTTGTAACTCTTTGAGAAAAAGCCCTCATATGCTACTCCTTTTAACCGGAGAGCAGCACTCCAGGCTGTTGAGTGTGTATCTGAGTTCCTGACCCTCGAAAACAGCATCTTACACTCTTGGGAGCAAGACTCTGGAAGCTCGTTAAAGAGTTCAAACATGGGTTGTTCAACCATTTTGCATAAAATGGGCACCGGCACTTTGTTGTCTCTTGATTGTATTGCAACAAGACGCTTCTCAACAGAATCAAGAACAGCTAGCTCTTCTTGACTTAGTCCTAGCTTCTCTTTCATGAAGAGTATGTTAGAGATGTAAGCCAGAAGAGAAGTGATGGAGTGGCCGGTGTAAGCCTTCCCCTTCTTGCTCATTAACTTCATAACCATCCTTTTTTCAAAAAAGTCTTTAAGCACTAATTCCTGGGACTTCCAGTAAACACTAGCTGTCTTGTGAATGTGCTTGTCTGCTTCAAGTCCAAACCGTGCTAGTAGATCCCTGTACTCTATCCTGTCCGAGCCATTCATCTTCAGTTCAAAAATCTTTTCAAGCCTAACACAAGTGTTCACTATCTCTTGCACTTCTGAGTTGCTAATTGCTCTCTCTTCAAAGTCTGGTTCTTTTAGTATTTCCAGAAGCTCTTCAAAAGTCTTGACAGAAAGGCTTGCAACATCTATGCAGCTGAGAAGAAGGTATGCCGCAGAGGGCAGGCGGGAGATGGAGAGGGATATCCTTTGACAGACCTCCTGAAAGCAGATCAGAACCAGTGTTTGTGCAGTCTCTAGAGGTTGATGATAGACCGAGAATGGCCTTAAGGAGTGTATGTACTTCTTTGCCCTAGTTGATGGGACGTCAGAGAGAGGTAGGTTCTCGAGAATGAACTCAGCTTTAAACTTCATAGAGGACTTGTAGAAGAAGGACGACATCAAAACCACTGCAGCTGTAGATGCAACTTTAGCTATAAGTTCATCAGGTACAACAGAGCTATGGCCGGCCAACATGGTTGGACCAAGTAGTGTTGACAGTACAAACTGCTTGTCAACAAATGCTGCAAGCTCGTCTGAGACAATGAGAGAGACCTTGGGTGGACGTTGGACTTTCTTCTGTGCCTTCATCCAAAGATGGCCCAGATCTGTTAAAGACAGTATGTCTCGTCCTTCAGCCTGTTGAGGGACCAGCTGATAGGCGTTCTGTTCTAGCATCTGAACTTTGACACTGCAGGGGAAGAGCCTTGACATGAACCTACCAACTCTGAAAGGTAGCGTTTTCTCTTGTTCCTGTAGCTTCTCAAGTTGTCTTGAAAGAGCCGGTGACAGGCTTGGTTTTTTCCTTTCAGAAGTCCCATGCAGAAGGTCAATCCTCAGCCTCTCATGTTCTGGCAAGAAAACATCCTCCAGGATGTCAACAACCTCGCTTTCTTCTTCCTTGTCAGTGAATGTAGGACCAGCCTCTTCGATACTAGCTGGTATGACCCTTGAAGGCTTCTCTTCACTTTTGTGCTCAAGGTACTGGAAGTGGGAGCCCTGATAAACTAAGTTGAGCTCTGGCTCAGGTCCGTGCCGTCTTAGCCAGAACTTGGCTGCTACTGTCATGGTCCAGTCTGAAGTGTGCCACAGGACAACAGGCACACCGAAGGCATGATTGATGATCTCTGCTTCAATGGATCCTCCCCAGTACCCAGGGGAGTTGAAGTCTCTGATATACTCTGCACTTTCACTGTAGTACTCCCTCAGCTCTGGAAGGCTGTCCCAGTTATTTAATGCATATGACAAGATTATGTTTTTCATTCTGGAAACCTCTACCTCTGATTTGAGTAAATGCAGTGCTGCACAACGGAAGAAGCAGTCACCGTCAGAAGGAACATTATGTAAACGAAAGCTTTGTTTTAGGTTTACTACAATTTCAACCTCATAATGACCTTCTTTAACTTCATACGCCGTTGGCCTTAGGCTTTGTGAGTAGTCTCCGGCTATGTGGAAAATGCTGGATGCCATGATGTATGTTTTTGGGTGTGCAGGATATATATCTT